CTATTAAATAGAATTCATTAATAATTAAAAAAAAGGAAAATAAAATGAATCTTGCAGAAAAAACCCATCCCGTTGTTGCAATCGCTCCTGCCGCTAATGGTAGTGCCATTGCCGGTGATTACATTTCAATGAAAAAGACCGAACATGTGACAATTGCTGTCCAGATTACACAGGGCAATGCTGCCACGATTGCATTGACTCTTTACCAGGCGACTGCGGTTGCCGGCACTGGAGCCAAGGTGCTTGCAAAAGATATAGAAATATATTCGGCACTTGATGTAGCTGCCTCTGATGTCCTGGTCAAAAGAACTGATGATGTCAATTATACCACTGACGCAGGTGTTAAAAACAAGATGGTTTTGTTTGAAATACCTGTGGAGGCTCTTGATATGGATAATGATTTTGATTGTCTACAGGTGAGAGCCGGTGCTTCTAATGCAGCAAATATTGTCAGTGCTACTTATTGGTGCAGTGGTGAAAGATATCATAACACTTCTAAGATTGTTGATTAATTATCAATAAAAGGAGGCATGCTTGATCATGGCTGAAATACAATTAAAAAGAAACTGGGCTGGGTATGTTCCCGGCACAAAGGTAAGTGTTTCTGATGAGAGGGCAGATTATCTTGTAAAAGAGCTTAAAATTGCAAGTTATACTCCTGAACAAAAGGAAATTAACAAAAAAAAGGTAACTAATGCCAAAAAGAAATCTTCCGTGAAGGGGAAATAGACAATGCCTTTTACAATCATAACTACACCAACTGTATTGGCAGTAAATCCCCTGGATGCCATGGATCATACTGTTGTAGAGGGAACCGATGATTTTGATTTAATATCTCAATACATCAAAGCCTTTACAAACCATGGACAGAATCTTACTGGCAGGCAGTTTGTGGAGACTGTGTTTGAACTTGATCTTGATGAATTCCCATTCGGGGACATAGAGTTGAAACCCAATTTACAATCAGTAACGTCTGTTATTTATACAGACGGTGACGATGTGGAGCAAACTCTTAATGCCAACACATATATTGTTAAAACAACTCCCCTGGTTGGATATATAACCCCTGTGGATGAATGGCCATCTGATGTTGCAGATCCGGCAGATCTAAAAGTTAGATTTAATGCCGGGTACCCATTGTCTTCCAATAAGGCAACAACCCCGGAAGATATTAAAACCTGGATAATGGTTCGAGTGGCGGGCATATATGAACAAAGGGCAAATTTTGTTTTGTCAAAAGGTGGCAAATTTGGAGTTGCACCTATGCCAAGGGATTTTGTCGATTCAATCTTGGATGCTTATATAGTGCCAGGTGTAGGTTCAGGCGTATGAGAGCCGGGAGACTCAGAGATAAAATAACTATTCAGCAGCCTTCTGTTACGGTTGATTCAGTGGGAGAAGCTGTTACAACATGGTCTGATTTCATAACAAGAAGGGCATCTGTCACACCGTTCAGATCAAATGAATTTGTTAAATTTGACCAAGAACAAGTTGAAACCAGGGTTGTGTTTTCTCTTAGGTATGTTACCGGGATTACAAATAAGATGCGTATTGTTTTAAGCGGTAAATATTATGACATTATCAGCATTGTTGACGATGAAAACAGACACAGAGAGTTGTTCATTACAGCTATGGAAAGAAGTTATGATTAACATAAAAGTCAGAAATGAAATAGATCAGGCTGTTGAGGAAAAGTTCTTCCAGAAATTTAATGCCCTGGCTGATGATATGTATCGTGAAATGGCTAAAAATTGCGAACGCTATGCTGTTATGAATATTAAAAATCACACAGGGAATTTGCAGTTATCCATTAAAGCAAAAAAGAGCAAGTTTAAAGATGGTGGTTGGATTTGTATGGCCGGTAGTGACAAGGGACATCATGCATTCATTGTGGAGTATGGGACTGAAGGCCCAAGACGTCCCCTGCTTAAAAAGGTTATGAAATTTGAAATTGATGGCAAGGTTATTTTTGCAAAAGTTGTTGCAAAAATGCCAGCAAAACCTTTTATGAGGCCAGCAAGAGATCGAGTTGTAGCTGAGTTTAAAAGGAGTCTTAAATGAAGGCTTTTTTTACAGCATTTAGGACATATTCTGTATCAACTCAATTTTATACAGATGTTGGTGGACAACTTTATACAGATGAAGCTCCGCAAAATACAGATTACCCTTATGCTGTCTGGACTTTCCCTTATGGTTTCCCAGAATATGATCTGGTGGCAAAAAAATCAGAAGGGGTAACAGCACAGCTTGATATATATGCTGATAATACATCTGAAATACTCAGTCTTTTTGATGAGGCTGACAATAGTTTTAATAACTGTTCTTTTACTGTGGCAGGATATTCCTTAACACGGTTTAGGAGGGTTTCACAGCGTCTGATAAAAGAAGATGGTATCAGCCGTTATATTATAGAATTTTCAATTGAAATAGGAGAAGAATAAAATGTCAAAAATATCAGGTAACGGCCCTATTTATTTAGGCAGTAATGCGGCTTTACATATGGGTAGCTGGAGTCTCAATGGTAATAATGAATCTGTCGGTGACTATGACCTTGTTGATAATTCAAAACAAGTGGATTATGGCGCACAATCTTATACTGGCAGTTGCACTGGGGTAGCTGCCCTGGAAGATACAACCGGGCAGGATTTACTATTGGCTGCGTTTACCAACAAAACAAAAATTACAGATATCAAATTTTATGAGGTCTTTACTGCTGTATCGGCGGAGAAAACTGTTCACTGGTCGCCAGTGTCAGGTGCAGGAGGTCTGGTATTTACCAGTATGGAAATAAGTAAAGATGGCGGTTCAGAAACTTCAAAAATTAGTTTTTCCTTTGAATGCGATGGGTTAATGGAACGTGTTGTAACAACGGTGTCTTAATGATTATTAATATTGAAGACCCAAACCCTGCTATAAAGGTTTATTTTGATAAGGAAGGCAGAAAAGAAGCATATGTTATGCTCCGACCTGCCACTTCTGAAGTCCTTTCTAATATTAGAAAAGAAACCCATGTAAGACGCTTTAAAAATATTAAAGGGAGTATTCATGAATATTTCGATATTGATGAATCTCTCTATGATTTCAAGCTGTGGGAATATTGTATGCCCGGATGGGGGAATATTAAAGATGAAAAAGGCAATGATATAATATATTCCCCTGAAAAGGCATGTTTTCTACTAAAAAATTCTCCTTATTTTTCAAACCAGGTTGGTGAGAAAATGGAAGAGCTTACAGAGATTATGGAAAAAAGGGCAAAAGTTGTTGAAAAAAACTGATTGAGCATGTGTCACGACTGTTTGCAAGACCGGATTGTGAAAAACTTTGCAAGCCGATGTATAAAAACAGAGGAACAGAGCCACCATGTGATACATGCACACCTCAGTTGATACCTGAAAATAAAGATGTTGTTGAAGTATATTTTCAATGTTGCAACCAGTTAATAATGGCTCCAATGGGCGGAGCAATTGACATAGACATACAGGCGGTTGATGTGGCTATAAAAAGGTTAAAACCAGAAAATCCAGACAGAGTATTTAAGTCGGTACTTAATTTAGCAAGGAAACAGATTAAAAAGGAACGAGAGGCAAATGCTTAAAATACCTGGTGTATATGTAGACTTTAAAGGTGATTTAACCGAACTTAAAAGAGATTTTAAAAAAGTTCGTGAGCTTGCCAAACAATCTGGTACCGACATTTCAAACGGCATGAAAAATGCTGTGATGCCAAATACTGTTACTCGTTCCATGAACAGGTTGTATCAAGACCTGACAAAAATTAATCGTGTTGCTTCTGTTACTGCTGCTGATATGAAAAAACTGGGTGTCACCCTTGATAAAGATCTGTTGAAAAATATCCAGATGACCGACAGGGAGTTTAAACAACTCCAACGACGGATGTTGAACACAAAAGCAGAACAACAGGCGGAAAGAGCTATTAAAAGCCTTGGCAGACAAGCAAAACTAACCACAATAGAGATGGCTATGTTAAGGCGCAAGGTGGGAGATACAAAGGGAGCATTCAGAGGTCTTGCAACAGCTGTAAAATCAAGGTTAGGAAGTATTGCAATGTCTGCCGCTGCTGCCACTGCTGCTTTTGTAGCCATGGGATATGCTGTTCAACGAACAAGTCAAATGATTTGGGAGACTGGTCGAGCAACAAAAGTATCTGAAAATGCATTTAAAGAGATTACAGGGTCTGTTGCCGCCGCAAATAAAGAATTTGAGTTTTTGCGTGAAACGGCTGACGAATTGGGATTGAATTTTTATACTTTAAGAGATGGGTATATTGGTTTTCTTGCAGCTGCCAAAGACAGTAAACTTCCCATGGAAGAAGTAAGAAGAGTTTTTAGAGCTGTGTCAAATGCCGCAGCTATTCTTGGCTTATCGAATGACCGTGTGAAAAATACTTTTATGGCTCTTG